CATGAATCAGTATTCGGAAGTTTAGACATGATTTGTCAGGCCTTGGCAAGGCAGACGAAGATACTCCGGCCGTGCTCGAGTCCTGGCTGCTCCGAACTAACCTCCGGCGGACCCTGTGAACAACACCGTCGCGCGCGGCAACTCGAACATGACGAACGTCGTGGCTCAAGCCGTGACCGCGGATACGATGCGGACCATCGCCGGCTGCGGGTCCTCTGCTTCCAGCGTGATGGGTGGCGGTGCGTGGATTGCGGTTGGGAGCCGGATATCGTCGCTGACTTCCGCCGGTTCGAGCTCGGCGATCCGCCTACGGACAGAGTGCTCGACGAGCTTCGCGACCGACACAATCGTCGCGAACGCCACCTCCACGCCGACCATCAGATTCCGATTGCTGAGCGGCCGGACCTCCGACTCGATCTCGACAACCTCCGGACGCGCTGCGATGGCTGTCACCGCGCGAAGACAGAGCGGGAGGGCACAGGGACCGGGTAGGCCGGTCAAATAGGTGGGGCCCTTCATCGCGGAACCACTGGCTCCTGCCGCACAAGGAGGCGCAGGTTTTGAGGTTTTTCTGGCTGGATCGAGAACTGCAGATCCGCCGCATTTTGGAGAGGGCAGGACGTACCGGTGGCAGAGTAAAAGCAATAGAGATGAGAGTCTGATGGCGAAGCGAAAAGCAAATAGCGAACCCGTGGCGGCTCCGGTCCTTTGGCAGAACCGCATTACTCGCTACGGTGAGGAAGCGCCCGACCAATTACTGGCGAACGACAAGAATTGGCGGATCCATCCGAAAGCTCAGCAGGATGCGCTTGAGGGCGCGCTACGCAAAGTTGGCATTGTTCAAAACGTAGTGGTAAATGAGCGCAGCGGGAAAATGATCGACGGCCATCTTCGCGCCCAGATGGCGATCAGCTCTGGACAGCCCACCGTTCCGATCACTTATGTGAATCTTTCAGACGAAGAAGAAGCGCTGATCCTTGCCACGATTGACCCGGTTACGGGGCTTGCCGGCACGGACCAGGGGCTGCTTGATTCCCTAATCACGGACATCCGGCTGAGCGACCTCGGAATGGACTTGGGGACGGGGTTGAATGACCTGCTGAATAGCCTTTCTCCTGATCCTTCTCTTGCCGCTGCGGAAGGCGAGGATGACATCCCAGCGTTGCCGAGCGATCCGGTGTCGCGCGTGGGCGACCTTTGGCTTCTGGGCGGCCACGTCGTATGTCCGCATTGCGGGACGGTGAACGATGCCTGAGTGCCGGTGCAGAAAATGCGGAACCCAGTTTAATGCACCGCTGCAGGCGAAGAACCGTTTGCTTTGCGGGGATGCACGCAACCGCGAAGACGTGGAACGGCTGTTTGCCGGCGCGAAGGCAAACGTTGCCATCACATCTCCTCCCTATGCCCGCCAGAGGAAGTATGACGAATCGAGCGACTTCCGGCCGATTCCGCCAGACCAATACGTGGAGTGGTTCCGGGACGTGGCGACGAACATTGCAGCAGTCCTGGCACCGAGCGGATCGTTCTTCCTGAATATCAAAGAGCATGCCGACGATGGACAGCGGAGTCTGTACGTAAAGGATCTAATACTGGCCCACGTTCGGCAGTGGAGTTGGCGGTTTGTGGACGAGCTCTGCTGGCGGAAAACAGACAATGGCGTGCCGGGCGGCTGGCCGAACAGATTCAAGAATGCGTGGGAGCCAGTCTTTCACTTCACCAGGGACGAAACGATTAAGTTCAATCCCGATGCCGTCAGCCACCATTCGGATGACTGCTTCGATTATTCGCCGAACAATCCCAAATCGACCAGCGGCTCCGGATTGCTGGGATCTGGCAAGCGTGGCGGAATGGCGGCCGAACAATCCGCCATTGGCTCGGCCATGCGGAAAACCCGGCAGTCTGACGAGCAAGGGCGGTTTGCTGGGTTGGCCCGCCCCAGTAATGTGATCGAAGCTAAATCAGAAAGCGGCCAAGGTTCCCACTCCGCGCCATTCCCTCGCGCCCTAGTGGAATTCTTCGTGAAGGCGTTCTCGGATGCTGGCGACGTCGTATTCGACAGCTTTATGGGATCGGGTACCAGCATGGCTGCGGCCCACGTCTTGGATCGTAGCGGTTATGGCTGCGAGATTTCGCCGGCCTATTGCGACGTGATCGTGCGACGGATGATCAACCTGGGGGCGGGCCGTATCATCCTCGAATCGACCGGCCAAACGTTTGATGAAGTTGCGGCTGCCCGTGCTGTTCGCGAGCCAATCGAGGCCACGACATGACCTGCACCTGCAAGAACTGCGGCCAGGAGTTTACTTCGCAACCGCAGGGCGGGCATAGAGTTTTGTGTGGGGACGCTACCAGCGCGGAGGCGGTGGCGCGGCTCATGGGTGGGCAGGATGCCGATTTGGCATTTCTTGATCCTCCATATAACTGCGATTACGCAGGCTATACCGAAGAGCATTTGACGATTCAGAATGATCGGATGTCGGACGGTGATTTCAAGCGGTTCCTGGAATCCTCATTTCGATCTCTGCGCGCAGCCATAAAGCCCGGTGCATCGCTCTACGTATGCCACTCCTCGTCTTGGCAGCGCGAGTTTCAGAATGCGTTGGAGGCAGCCGGCTTCGAAGTGCGTTGCCAGATTATCTGGGCGAAGAACACATTTGCGTGGGGGTTCGGCCGCTACAAATTCCGGCACGAGCCCATCTTTTACTGCCATGTCGCCGGGCACAAGGACCCTTGGTACGGAGACAAATCACAATCCACGCTGTGGGAAGAGAAGAAGCCCGCGGCCAACCGGCTCCACCCAACCATGAAGCCGGTGGAGTTGGTTCGGCGTGCTCTCATCAATAGCAGCAAGGCTGGCGACGTCGTCGTGGATTTGTTCGGAGGCGCGGGAAGCACGCTTTTGGGGTGCGAGATCACTGGCAGAATCTGCCTAACGATGGAACTCGATCCGAAATATGCGGACGTAGTAGTCACCCGCTGGCAGGAGTTCACACACCGAACCTCAGTGCTGGAGGGCGACGGACGCACCTTCGCAGAGATCCAGGCCGTCCGGACGGAGACGACATGGGCTTAAGGGGACCGTCTCCGAAACCGACCCGCATCCGCATCCTCGAAGGGAATCGCGCACGCCGTCCGCTGCCCGCCAACGAGCCGCAGTATCCGCCGGGCGTACCGGAACGGCCGAGCGGCATGAGCGCGGGTGGTCGGAAGATCTGGGACACGCTGGTAAGCGAGATGGCGGCATCCGGGGTACTGCGCACGGTGGATGCGCTGGCTCTCATGCAACTCTGCGAGGATCAGGCGATGCTGGACACGCTACGCAGGGGCATGGCCGAGATGACTCGTGAGATTTCGAAGAAGGCGAAGGAAAAGAAGATGGAGCTCCCGGGCGGCGCGCTCATTCAACTGAGCCGCACAATCGAAGGCCGTCGGACGTTGAGCACCATCCGGGAGCTGTCGGCTCAGATTATTGTGCAGCGCCGGGAATTCGGCCTCACGCCAGCTTCGAATGGCCGGGTACAAACGACGGGCGGTTTTGGTTCAGGCTTTATGGACCCACTGGAGCAGGCTCTGTGTGGCTGATTACCGCAAAGAAACCTGCGCGTACTGCCAGGGCGACACTTGGTGTGAGATTCGCGCCAACGGCAAACCGCAGTGCCGGGCGTGTAAGATTGAGCGGTTCTTCGCCAGAATTCTGTATCCGCCGCTCGGTTACCGGCTGCTCCCCTGGCAGCGCAAGGTTCTGCGCGATATCTACGGGACTGTGTCACCGGAGGATGGCCGGCGCCGGTATCGTTCCGGCTACGTTTCGGTCGGGAAGAAAAACGGCAAAAGCTTTTTGATCGGCGGCCTGCCTCTCTATCACCTGCTCATGGAAGATGAACGCAATCCTGAAGCATATGGCGCGGCGGCGGCCAAGGACCAGGCCGGACTCGTCTTCAAGGCTGCGGCGCAACTGGTGGTAGCGAACCCGGAGCTGCAGGCACGCTTGCAGGTAGTGCCGTCATCCAAGCGGATCGTGCGGCGTGACGGTGCCGGATTCTATGCCGTCCTCTCAGCGGACGGCGACCTGCAAGACGGCATCGAGCCGAGCCTGGCGATCCGGGACGAGGTGCACCGCTGGAAGACGCTACGCGCCGAAACCTTGCGCGACGTCCTCGTCAAGGGACAAATCTCGCGCGAGGAACCGCTCGATATCGGCATCACCACGGCCGGCGCGGAATACGAGTCGCAGCTCTGGTGGCGCGAGTATCAGCAGGCCAAAAAAGTGCTCGATGGCTCGATACGCTCCGATACATTCTACGCGGCCATCTGGGAGGCGGATGGGAAACGCATCGAGAACGACCCAGAGTACTGGAAATCGCTCGAGGCGCGAATCGCCGCCAACCCGAGTCATGAGGACCTCGGCGGGTTCCTCAAGGATTCAGCTATCGTGGTCGAGCTCGAAAAGGCGCTGGCCGAGCCTTCCGAGCGATCGAAGTATCTGCGCTACCACCTCAACGTGCCGCTCAAGGCGGCGGAGGATCCGATCATCGACATGGCGAAATGGCAGCAATGCGGCGGTGGTGAGGATCTCCGCGAATGGCCCGAATACGATTTCGAATTGCTGATACGCAAGTGGAACCTGCTGGAGAAACCCTGCTGGGCCGGCGTCGACGCTTCCTGGACGACGGATCTTACCGCGGTGGTCAACATCTTCCCGCCGTTCGACGACGCAGGCGTCTGGACGCTGCTGCCGTTTTTCTGGATGCCCCAAGAGCGCGTCGAGCCACTCGAGCGAATCTGCCGTGTACCCTTCTCCACCTGGATTCGGCAGGGGTTCATCACGGCTACTCCCGGCGAGATGGTCGACCAGCGGGCCGTACTCGACCGGATCCGCTGGGCCCGGCAGATGTTCGATCTGAGGGAGGTCCCCTATGATCGTTACAATTTCCGCAGCGAGGCTCTGAACCTGGTGGACGAAGGAATCCAGGCGGTCGAAGTTAATCAGACGTTCCTGTTTCTGAGTCACCCGACCAAGTTTCTGCTTGGGGCCTATGTCGATCAGAAGATCCGCCACGGCAACAACCCGGTGCTCGATTGGATGGCGAGCTGTCTGCAATTGCAATACGACCGCAAAGATAATTGCCAGCCGAGCAAGCCCGAGCGCGGGAAGTCCTCGAAACGGATCGACGGGATTCAGGCGACGGTTACGGGGCTGGCGCGGGCAATGGTCGCCCATGAAAACACGATCACATTCACAGGCGTGCGAAGCGTCGGTTAGCACTGCGGATTGGTCCGACCGTAAAAAAGCCGCCACCCTTGCGGGCAGCGGCCGTGGTACCTGATCGAGGCTTACTTCACGATCTTGTAGTATGCGGAGCGAATAATTATGCGGAGCGAAACGCCGGAACGGCATTTTGGCGCACACATCAGTGATTGGGGACTTGGCATAATGCAGAGGTTCGTTGCCGACGGATATGCACGTCCACAGCTCGACTGCAATGAAACTGGGCGACAGAGTCCTTCCACGCAAGCCCGGCGCGTGCGGTTGCGGAGCGCAGAGCACGATGCCCGCTTCCTCCGGCCCGCGAGTGCGGCCACAAAGTGCCGACGAGCCCCTCCCGCGCTCAACCCAATATTATGCGAAGTGTCACACGCCTGCCAGGCACGCCAGGATTGCAGTTCGACCCAGGAACTTC